CGCGGCGAGCGTGTAGGCCTTGACCTTGTCCCAGTTGGCGATGATCAGCGCGACCAGGCCGATGACGATTGCGATGATCCAGCCGACGGGGCCCATGGCGATCAGCCACTGCGCGGCCATGGTCGCTGCCCAGATCACCGCCCGGGCGGCCATGCGCACGAACTGCGCCACGGCGATTGCGGCGGTGCGGATCATCTGCGCGGCGAAGCGGGCCATCGCCTTGAGCGCGGCGCCGGTCCAGGCGGCCGCGGTGCGGGCGGCCTGCGCCACGGCCGAGGCGGCGATGCGGGCGCCGGACTTGATGGCGGTCGCCGCGGTGGTCACCCACCGGCGGGCGACCCGCCCGAGGCGGGAGTCCATCATGCTGGAGACGGTCTCGACCGCCGAGGAGGCGGCCTTGAAGGCCTTGAAGGCGACGACCGCGCCGAGGATTGCGCCCGCCAGGACGTTGACCGCCTCGGGCGGCAGGGAGTTGATGATGCGCGCCAGGAACAGCGACACCTGCGCCGCGACGCCGATGATCGGCGCCAGGGCCACGATGAGCTTGAGGGCGGCCTGGGCGAGCGTGCCGAGTTCCTGCGCGCCCTCACGCGCGAGCGCCACGAACTTCGCGAACCCCTCGCTGTTGCTGAGGCCCTGTCCCCACTTGGCGAACGCCGCCGTGCCCTGCTCGAACCCGCCGGACATCTCGTCCGACATGGGCAGGAACGCCTTGATCACACCGCCGATCCCGACGGCGATGTTCTTCAGCCCCGACAGGAAGGACTTGAGGTTCTGACCTGCGACCTTCGCCATGGAGTTCGCGAACGTCTCCAGGCCCTTGCCCTTGGTGCCGCGGTCGATCTCGTCGATGAACGACCCGAACGCCTTGGACGCCTCCTTGACGAACGGGGTGAGCAGCGGCAGCAGCCGCCGCACGACCTGCAGGCCCTTGGTGTAGACGGGCATGGTCGACGAGCTGAGGCTGTCGGACCACTTCTGGTGGTCCTTCTTCAGCCCGATGAACTCCTTGGCCATCGCCCGCGTGTGCGGGGGCATCTGCGCGAGGGCGTCGGTGTAGGCCTTCTGCTTCTCGGCGGCGTCCTCGGCGCCGGCGGCCGCGGCCTTCTCCGCTTCCTCGGCGAGGGTGGCGGCCTCAGAGACGGACTGCATCTGCGGTCCGACCGCCAACTGGAAGGCTTTCGCGGCCACACCGGCGCTCGCGAACGCCGCGGCCATGCCGCCCACACCGGCCGCCACGGCCGCGGCGATCGGCACACCGGCGCCGAGGCCCAGGATGCCCTTGCCGAGGCCGGCCAGCTTGTCCTTGGCGCTGTCGACGCCCTCGCGCAGGGCGTCGGTGTCGATGCCCAGGCGGACCGTCATCGAGGCGAGCGTGGCCAAGGCCATCACCCCCTCGGGTCGCTATGGAGTTGTGGAGTTGAAGCTGCCGCCGAGGGCGGCGTTCGCCATCTGAGCCATACGGAACAGCTCTTCAGGGGACTTGCGGACCTTGGTGCGGTCCCAGCGGGGCATGAAGTCGGCGACGGTGGGGGCGCGCTGGCCCTTGCCGCGGTTCACGCTCGCGATGACGGAGGCGATCAGCGCGGCCTGGACGTCGCCACGGGCCCCGCCGAGGGGCCCGGTGAGCTTCTCGTAGGCCATCCACTCGGCGAGCTCCGCGGAGCCGGTCTCGGCGAGCAGGCGGCGCACGGTCATGCCGAGGTGCGCGGCCAGACGGAAGTAGAACTGCCGCTCTGGCCGCGCCCTCAGTTTCCCGTCAGCTCCTTGACGTCCTCCTCGGACATCTTCGACAGGCGGGTGGCGACGTCACACACCCGCTGCAGCGCGCGGGCGGACTTCTCCCCCAGCCGCTTCGTCTCGGCCACCGAGCGGAACAGCTGCTTGCCGCTCTCGTCGACGATCGCCGCGGCGGCGAGCCGGGCACGGAAACCCTCCAGGCCCTCGGCCCGGACGGACGCGCCGTCCTTGCCGACGAACTGGGCCTCGAACTTGTCCCGCTCGGTGCCGGGCAGCTCGCGCACCCGCACGGTCCCACCCCACTCGGGCACGGGCACGTCTTCGTAGGAGAGGTCGTCGGCGTCGAGGATCTGCTCTGCGGACAGGTACGTCATCGGTCGGTCTCTTCCTCGTCAGGGCGGAGCTGGTTGACGACGTCCACTCGGTCGGCGAACAGCTTCAGGTGGACGGTGGGGATCTCGTCCGGGTGGACGGGGACGGTGACAGCCTCGCGGGGCAGTGCGAACGGCAGCTCGACGCCGTCGACCAGGACGCGGGCGATGGCCCCCCTGCGGACGACCTCGATGCGCTGCGGCCAGCCCATCAGGCGCCCGTGGTGATCTCGGGCTTGCCCGAGACCTTGAAGGTGCAGGACGCGGCAAGCTTGTCGTCGTGCGGCGCCTCCGGCTCGAAGTTCGTCAGGATCGCCTTGAAGGCCCAGGAGCCGAGGTTGTCGGGCCATACGACCTTGTAGTTACGGGGGTCCTTGTCCTCAAAGTCGGCGATCAGCGTGTCGTGCTCGCGCGGGTCGTAGTTGATGTCGATCTCGACCTCGCCGCCGTCCTTCAGGCCGCCGATGAACTCGCGCCAGGCGTCCGGGCTGCCGTGCGAGGTGACGTCGAGGGTCTCCCGTTCCAGGCCGGGCGGGGTGATGTCAGTGACGTTCGCGATCGCCGTGAACGCCTCGGTCGGGGTGGCACCGTCGCCGCGCTGCAGCTGGGTGCCGAAAGCGTCCAGACCAGCCATGGCCTGTCCTCCTTACGCTTTGGTCAGCCACACGCGATAGCTGACGTTGATGTGCCTGATGTCGGGGTCGGGGTCGCGCAGCTGGGTGTGCTGCTGGTGCGCGATGGACACGTCGCGGAAGCCGGCCACGGTGAGCGGCTGGCGGTCCAGTGCGCCGTCGAGGGCGGCGAGGATGCCCGCGGCCTCCTTGAAGCCGCGGTACTTGGACCACACGTGCAGCACGACGTTGGCCTCCAGGCCGCGCTGGTTGTGGGCGTCGTCGGTGGTCTCCGTGATGGAGCCGATCGACACATACGGGTGGGCGACGTTCTCGGGGACCTCGTCGTAGACGCCGGACACGAGCGCCGTCAGCGGGGCGTGCCCGGTGAGCTTGGCGTAGACGGCCTGCTGCAGCGGCCAGAGCGCGGCCGTCATGAGCCGCTGCCCATGTGCCGGAGGAACGCAGCCCGGTAGGTGCGGGTGACCTGGCGGCGGTGTTCGTTGAACGCGGGCACCAGGTAGGGCTGGTCGTCCATCTTGCTTGTGCCCTTCTCCACGTACATCGCGTACTCGAGCTGGGCCGGGTCCCACACACCGACCTCGGCGCGGCCGAAGTGGTCGTTGACGCGTTCCTCGAGGGCCTGCCACAGGTTGCCCTTGTCGCGTGGCACCTTGTCCTCGGCGGTGCTGAGCACGGCCTCAGACCATTCATGCAGCGTCTCGGTGCGGGCCTCGCGCATCGCCTCGGGTACGCGCTCGATCGCGCGGAGCGCCTCGCGCAGGCCCTCCAGCCTGGCCCGTACTGCCACAGCAGCCTCCCCTCAAGGGACTTGGATGACGGCGACGTCCAGGCTCGTGGCGTCGCTGTAGCTGATCGCGGCCCGCCCGGTGACCGGGTCGCGGTAGGCGGCGCGCAGCGGCACCACGGCGGTGCCGTCGGCGGGCACGGACTGGGTGGCGTCGCCGACGGCCAAGCCGCCGACCGTCCCCGGGGTCGTGACGGTCACGGTGGCCGGGCTCGCGCCGTCGTTGCGCACGAGCAGCAGCAGGTGCGTGCCGACGGGGGCGGTGTCCCCGCCGCCCGAGGCCGCGGCCCAGGTGGGCTGCAGGCCGCCGAGGGCGACCTTCTGGGGGGTGAGATCAGCCATGGCTTCTCAGCTTCCTGTCGTGGGCTGCTGGACGGTGCAGTCCGCCCGCAGGTAGGTGCCGGGCTCGGACGGCTCGAAGGTGGCGAACACCTCCAGCACCCGGCCCGCCGGCCGGAGTTCGTCGCCGCGCCGCACGTCGGCGTCGGGGTGGAAGTACCAGGTCTCATCGAGGCGGGCGCTGGCCTGGTCGGCGGCCTGCCGCTCCCGCGCGGTCGGCTGCGAGCGGCGGCCGCGCAGCGTGGCCACCTGCGCCCAGCTGGTTTCCTGGCCGCCTCCGCCGTCGTCGGCGGTGCTCGCCCGCCACACCGGCACGCTCGTGTTGAGCAGCCGGCCGACGCGGCTCACCGGCTCCTCACCACCGTGGCGCCGCCGCCGAACCGTGCGGCCAGCTGCTCACGCAGATAGTCGGGCAGCTCCACTTCGGTGATGCGGCCGCCGTCGCCGTACTGCACCGAGTAGTCCCCGATGCGCTCGGAGCGGACGTCCTTGGCGGCCAGGCCCTCGCCGTCCGGCTGGGACCGGTAGGCGATCAGGGTGGCGGCGGCGATCCGGCACACCAGGTCCACGATGTCCGCCGGTACTTCGGGCAGGCCGTGCGTGTAGGTGACGGTGACCTCGGCCGGCTCGTAGCTGTACGACCAGCCGCGCGCCAGCCACAGGCGGCCGGAGCGCAGCCGGTAGTCGGTGACGTCCAGGGCCCGGCCGTCGACTTCGACGGCCTGCACGGACTGCACGGGCGGCCCGGGCAGGGACAGCCACTGGGAGTCCTCGCCTTCGAGGGTGACGGTGGACGTCGTCTCGCTGATGGGGACGCCGGCCGCCTCGCGCACGGCCGCGCTCGCGACCTCCAGGTAGACGCCGACGAGGGCCGTCTCCGGCTCGGCGACGGTCAGGCCGCGGGCGGTGAGGTCGGCCACCGTCGCCAGGGGTTGCAGTGCCACGGTGGCCTCCCGTCACTCCGCCATGTCGATCAGGTCGGCCTTGGTGAAGTTGGCGGCGTCCTCGCGGGAGGCCTTGCCCTGGCGCACCACGTAGTCGATCCACTCCAACTTCGGGGCGTTGACCGGCGGCCGCCCCGAACCGCTGTCGGGAGAGGACACGATCTCCTGACGCGGCTGCGGTCCCGGCTCGTCGTGCTCGCCCGGCTCGGACAGCAGCTCGGTGCGCGGCTGCGGACCGGACTCGGCGTCCGGGTCGGGCTTGGACTTCGCCTCGGTGCGCGGCCGGGGTCCGTCCGGCTCCGGCTGCTCCGGGGCCTCCTCGTCGGGCCACGTCCACTCCCCATTCCCCAGGCGCCGCTCGATGACGTCCCTGGTGAACGGGTGGCCGACGGTCGTCACGAACAGCGCGCCAGCGCCGCCCCGCAGACGGATCTGCTCGCCGTCCTTCAGCTCTCGCCCGGCCATCAGATGATCACGTCCGCAGCGGCGAGGCCCGTGGGCCGGACGACCTTGGAGCCGTACAGGTGCAGGCCCTTCACGATGTCCGCGAAGCCCTTCTCCTTGCGGGTCGCCTCGGTCTTGTTGATCTGCTCGGCGTAGGTGACCGCACCGTTGTACCCGGCGATGACCAGCTTCCCGGCGCCTGCGCCGGGGCCCGCGGGGGCGTTGTTGGACTTGCGGATGGAGAAGCCGGCCGCCTCGCCGACGAAGCCGTTGGTGCGGGTGGCGGCCGCCTGCGCGTCGCCGGTGCCGACGAACCGGTCGTCCTTCAGCAGCAGGCCGTAGAACGCCGGGGTGACGACGGCCCAGCGGCTCGCGTCGGGCACGTTGTCCTCGTCGAGGATCACGCCCAGGTCCACGAGCGTGTCGTAGGCGTCGGACGGGGACGCCAGGGTCTGCTCGGCGATCACGTTGCCCGCGCTGATGCCGGCGGCCATGAGGCCGGCGACGTACTGGTCGGCGACGTCGCGGAGCTTGTAGGCCGCCTTGCGGGCCTGCTCGGTCAGGACGCGGCCGCCGTTGTAGGCCTGCCGCTTCTCCACGTCGTCGACCTCGAAGGCGAAGTACTTCGCCTGGTCGATGGTCAGGACGCTGTCGACGTCGTCGACGTCCTCGATGGTGATGTCCACGTGCGGCGTGTAGTTGCCGATCGTGGGCTCCACGAGGGACGTGATGTGGACGGTGTCGCCGTAGTTGGCGATGTCGCCCTCGTAGTCGCGGTTGACCACGCCGGGCGCGGCGTAGACCAGGGACTTCTCCAGGGTGACCAGAAGGTTGGCGTTCCACACTTCCGGCTTGAAGGCACTGATGGCCATGGGATCTTCCTCCAGGGATTACCGGGTGAGGCCGAGGTAGTTGTCGAGGCGGCCCTCTTGCTGGGCCTTGACGATCTCGGCGTGCTTGCCCGCCGCCGACAGACGCTTGACGTCCGCCTCGGTGAGCTGGGTGGGCCGGGCACTCCCCTTGCGGGCGCCGGAATCAGCGGTCCCGTGGAACCGCTTGGTGCTGCCGCCTTGCGCGGCCAGGTAGGGCTTGGACGTGACCAGCTCCTCGATCGCCTCGGCGACCTCGTCGGCGTCGACGTTGCCGTCGTCGTCGACCTCGAACTGGGACAGGTCTAGGAACTTGTAGGCGTCGGCAGGGTCGGCCAGCTTCCCGGCCGCCGCGGCCTTCACCTCGGCCCGGATGATGCGCTCGTTGGCCCGGGCCAGGGCGGCCTGCTCGGCCTGGCGAACCTTGGCGTCCTGGCCGTCCTGGTCGCCGTCGGTGGTCCGCTCGGCCAGCTGCTGCTCGAGGGCGCGGCGCTTCTCGCGCTCGGCCTTCAGCTTGTCCTTCATGGAGGCCAGGGCCTTCTTGCCCGGGTCGCCGAGCTGGTCGGCCCCCTCCGGGTCGGCCTCGTCGTCCTGGCCGTCGCCCTCGTCGCCGGCACCGGCGGCCTGGCCGTCGTCCTGGTCGTCGGTCCCGCCCTGGGCCTCGTCGATGTCGCCGCCCTCGGCGCCGTCGGCGTAGACCGTGAACGGGTCGGCGT